AACTAAGTTGAGGTTCCATAATAAAAGTAGGAAACATGTCTACAAAATTAATTTCTAATTCTACTTTGTAGTCTCTATCAAATTTAATAATTCTTGAGGAATTACATTTATATTCTTCTGGGTATCGCATTCTGGTGTGATACCCTTTTTCATTTTGGAACCGCATGTTTCCGGGATCATATGAGCCACTGGAAATAAAGTCCATCCAACCATTAAAGAAAATAAGAGTCTTATAGCTTTTGTCCACATAGAACGTTAAATAGGTATCTCTTTGATTTCTGATGTGGGCAAATTTCTCTACAATACCAGTAAAGTTTCCTCTAGCTTCAAATGTTGTATAGTCATATCCAGGAATACTTGCGGCGTTGCATAGTAGCCCCACTTCATTTGTTACAAATGAGTAATCTATATTTTTTCTTTTCAGATAGCTTCTTAATGGTGCTGGAAGACCACCAAATTGAAACTCATAATGAGATGTTTGTGCTAAATTAGTTAATAACGGTTTGAAATCACTAATTCTACCTTGTCTTACAGCCAATCCTAAATACCTATATGACTTATTTTATTATAAGTATTTAGGTATATTTTTCATGAAATCTTATAAAGGTAAATTCAAACCAAAGAATCCCAAAAAATATATGGGAAATCCAAACAATATTATCTATAGAAGCCTCTGGGAACGGAAGTTTTTAATTTATTGTGATCTTAATGAAAATGTAATAGGATATGCATCAGAAGAGATTCCGATAAGGTATTATGATCCAACTACAAAAAAAGTGAGAAGATATTATCCAGATATGTTTGTTAAAATTAAACAGAAAAATGGATCAATCAAAAAGCTATTAATTGAAATCAAACCTAAAAAACAAACAGTTGAACCAAAAGTTCCTAAAAGGAAAACAAAATCTTATCTTTATGAGCAATTGACGTATATCAAAAATCAAAGTAAATGGGAAGCCGCTAGAGAATTCTGTCTAGATAATGGTCTTGAATTTAAGATAATGACAGAAGATGATTTAGGAATTAAGTAATGCCAAGAAAGACGTTAAAACAACGAGGGATTTCTACATCCAGAAAAAAGTCAAATCCCAAAAAATCTGTTAGTAGAATTTCTAACTTTATGTTGAAATTAACGGGTAAAGAACAACCTGACGATTTAATGCAAGGTATCTTAGAGATTCTTACTGTAACTGAACTGGTTCCAGAAGTTGAAAGACTATATACTTTCGTGTATCAAGCAAAGACCCCAAACTTGAGATATGATGAATTTCCCCTGGTTGTAGTAACTAGTGTATATTCTTGGGGGTTTAAGGCAATGAATTTCCACTGGCCGGAGCATCGACAATACACTTGGGAAGAAATTATAGGATCTCTTCATGTTGTTTATCCATATGAACTAGATGAAATGAGAAAAATACCATATAGTAGTTTTAAAATAAATAGATAAATAGTTATAAAAAATGCCTGGAAGATTTAGATATCCCGAAGACAAAATTAATATAACGGATGACTTCTTAGAAATACGAAGTTATAAGTATAGTCCTGGAGACTTATTCTCTGGATCGGGGGCCTCTAATGCTTTTTCGGTTTCTTCTGGTGGGGCGGCGGCGGGGTCTCTAGAGTATGTTATACAACTTCCTATTCCAGAGTCTCTTCCAAGAATCTCTAATTCAGTTGATTGGGGTGAAAATACTATGGGGCCAGTTGAGCGGGCTGTATTAGGACTAGCTGGAGATCCTGAGAATATTGTTGAAAATACAAAAGCATTAGTTAATGATTCATTAAGTACATTAAATAGCACAGTAGGACAGAATGCTACAAGTGCATTAATTGCTACGGCTGTAGCAAAGGCAACAGAACTGGGTAATGCATCGTCAGCGAATGATATTCTATCTAGAGGTAGAGGAATTGTTTTTAATGGAAATCTAGAACTTCTTTTCAAAGGGGTCAAACTTAGACAACCAGTTACATTTAATTTTATGATGACACCTAGGAAGCAAACAGAAGGAGCAATGATTAAAGATATAATATTCAACCTTAAAAGATCAATGACTCCTGAGAGACGAGGTGCTACTGGAGGGGCTGGACTGTTTATCAATGCACCTAATGTTTTTGAAATAGTTTATAAGACAGGGAACCGAGATCACCCATTCTTAAATAAATTCAAAGTGTGTGCTTTAGCTGATCTATCGGTAGATTATTGTGCAAATGGGATGTATGCAACATATGCTGATGGAACACCAGTTAATGTTTTACTATCTTTGACATTTGCTGAATTAACTCCTATTTACAAAGAAGACTACGACAATCAACAGGGAACTGGGTTCTGATGACATATTTTAGAGAACTTCTAGACATACAATATCCATCATTCCTAAAAAGCAAGGAAAGATCTACTGACTATATAAGAACCAAAAATATATTCAGAAGGATTAAGATCAGAGATGAGCTTAAAGGGGAAACTCGGTTGTTCAATAAGTATGTAATTCCTGATGGAGCTAGACCTGATAATGTGGCAGATGAGCTTTACAGGTCACCTAATTATGATTGGGTTGTTTTAATTTCTGCTGAAATTATTAATGTAAGAGACGAGTGGCCCATCTCAGATGGAGATCTATACAACTATGTGTATTCTAAGTATGGAGATGAACTATATGAGCCTCATCATTTTATAACAGTAGAAGTAAAAGATTCAGATAATAATATTCTACTAAATTCTGGTAGATTTGTAAACAACATTATTCAACTACCTTATCCTTATCTGGCAAGTGAGTTAACAGATTCTGAACTTGATATAACAGTCAATTCAATAGAAAATACAGTCTTTGCAAATCTCTTTCTACATGATTTAAGTACAATAGAAAAAACTGAGGATTATGGTTCTTTCGTTATTGATGAAAATCTAAATGTATGGACATATACTTTGGATTTAGGAAAACTCGTCAATTTATCATATGTCAATAATCTCTCTAGGATCAAGGATACCTTCCGGTACATTGCAACTGATGGATTTTTCAAAAATATAACAATAGAAATTGAAGTTGATAATACTGATGAGGAAAATCTAGATATTACTTTCTTAGTTGACTCTGACAGCATCAACTCTAATAGAGCTTCTTATATTACTTATTTTGATAATGTGAATAATCTGTATGAGACTAAGTATAACATAACATTACCCATCAGTAACTATGAGTATGAGATAGAGTTGAATAATAGAAAAAGAAATATTTCCGTATTAAATCCAATTTATCTTCAACAATTCCTAAATGATGCTAGACAGTTGATGACTTATAAGGAATCCTCTCAGTTAATTCAAGATGAAAATGGTGATGATATTATCCGTGTAGATAACACATCACCTCAGATTCCTTACGGGACTAAATTGATTACATAAAAAATGCCCCCATTTCTGGGAGCAAGATCTATTAAGTTAGGCTTCGGATAGCTGTTTAAAGAAACTTAGAGTTTCGTCATCATCTTCTTCGTCATCGTCATTTTCAACAACAGAAGATGAACTGACAGATCTTTGATCGTCTTCTTCATCCATATTAAAGGATGATGTAGACTTTGTGCCAGTAACTTGATCGAATCTCTTCTTAAGATCAGAATAAGATTCAAATTGGTCTTCAGAGACAAGAGGAAGTAGTGGATAAACCTGATTCCAGATTTTTTCAATTTCAGAATCATCTTCTGAGATTGGATTGGGAGCAGAGAATTCACTAGAATCGTAGCTTCTGTAGCTACCGTCAGTTTGTGCTTTTAAGCGGAAGTCGGCGCCAAGCCACATATCGAACGCGTTAATTGTAGGATCGTCTTCAAATACCGGCTTTGCAGCAGCGATAATTTTATCGTAAATCTTTTTACCATATTTGAATAGTCTCACAGTTCCTTCGTTTTCAGGATTAGAAGGATCTTTAATGATTAAGATGTTGCTGATATAGCTCAGCTTTCGCTTTCTACTGCTCGCAATCTTCTTTAGCTTTTCATCATTACTTGCCCATAGCTCTTTGTTTGCTTCGCAAACAGGACAAGGTTTACCAATATTCTTAGTAGTTGGACAGTTCTTAATAAACCACCCGTTTGGTCCCTTAAAGTTATGAGAATGAAGCTCTACCATATTCTTTTCTTCATCACCTACAGGAGGTAAGAAGCGAATAACAGCGTAGCCATTACCTGCCTTATCGACATTTAATTTCCAGAAACGTTCGTCTTCATATGAGACTTTAGATTCTGCATCTTTTACTAACTTTTCAGTTAAAGTACCTAACTTAGAATGTTTTTTTAGATCTTTGAAATTCATTAGATGTTTGTATGTTTGTATGTTTGAATAGTAATATCTTTATCACTCAAGGTGAAGGGATATCAAGCCCGAGAACTTCAGCCTTATACTTGAGCATGGCTTCTTTCATATTTAATAAGACAGTTTGAATGTCAGAAGACTCACCATACCCCATCATAGACATAGTATTAATAAAAGTTTCCCTTAGTGCTTTAGCATCTGAGTCATCTGTTAAAGAGAATCGTGTGAAAAGAACTCTTTGTTTTTCAATTAACTCAAGAATTTTGTTAATGTGCTTTTCCTTTTCAGTTTTTCTCATAAAATTGAAGTATGGAAGTTCAAGACAAACTTCTCTTTGCATTTCTGCGATTTCATGCATTTCTTCTTGTACAATCTCAGAATCGAAAAAACTACTCATGGGTAATGCTCCTAATAATGTGTTTGTATTTTACTGTATTTATTTGCAAAAAGGGAGAATACTTCTTAATCTTGAGGCTTATTGAATCCCATATTGGATCATTTAGCTTCTTATCATATAGTCTAGTAAAGGTATAGAGTTGGTCAAGAATCACTAGTATTTCAATATCTATTCTATTTGCTAGATACTGCTTTAGAATAATAGAATGCCCTTCGGTAAAGTCAAATAGTTCAGTTAATGTATATTTTTCAAGTAGAGAAGTCATTGTCTCTTTGAATCTATAACTTAGACTTTCATTGAGTTTTTTCCAGTTGAGATAGATTTCTTCCCCGTCTTTTATAATGTTTCTTATCCACAGTTTTTTTGGATTATCTGTATGAATAAAATTGGATAAAAAGAAATCAAATATCTCTGTATCTGTTTTTTGTCTTCCTAACTTTTCAAACCAGTATCTGTCTTTTCTTTTGTGATATGATTCTAACGATGCTCTTGTTTTTCCTCTATATTTTATGTAGTCATAACTCTCTTCTGAGAAGTGTCTCTTAATACTTAAATAATTACAATATACGTCAAATGGCTTCACTGGTCACATAGTCTAGCATAGGTCAGAGGTCTTGTCAAATGGGCAAGCGACCCTTTGTGGTTTTCTTAATAAAGTTTAATTCAATGGCATTACATTTCAGCTTTTCTTTGAGTGGTTTAGGGATTAATTTAGAAATTGAATCGACTTCTAAGTTATGCATTTCGCAAAACATAACAATAGCATCAATATAGTTTACTTTTTCGGTTTCAACTATCTCTTCAATTTTTAATGCAAATTTGGTTGGGGTTAAAAACTTATTTTCAATAGTTTCTTCTAGTTCTTGGTTGATATCCATAACTGGATTTTTGATGATATTTTTTAATAGTGTCATAATAATTAGGCAAGTTTGTCTTTCAGGAATTTTTTAACATATTGAAGTACAAGTTTCATGTACTTATCTAAATTGTATTCTTGATATACTTTTGTAGTTCCATCTTCGCATGACATAATAATTACAAGTTTTTTTATAGGAATTCCTGTCATTTCATAATATGCCATACCATAAAACATGGCCTGAACAAAATATCCTTCTACCCACTTTATAGGTTTTATTTTAGCAGAAGATTTGAAGTCAATAACGGAAAGCTCTCCTTCATATTCAGCAATACAATCGGTAGTACCAGCAACACTTAAAATATCACTATACACAGAACCTTCTAGTGTATGAATGTTATTGATTTTGTCTAGGTGTTCTTTACATAGCTCAAATAGTTCCGCTGAGATTTCTGGAACATCATCTATTGGGGGTAATTGATTTAATAGATGATGTTCTATGAGTGTATGCATTCCAGTACCTCTAGTAGTGGATGCTTTAATCACTCTTTCTGCTTCTTCATTTCCAACTCGTTTTCTCCACTCAGAGAAAATTTCTTTGTTGTAATGACTAATTACAGAAGTAATAGAAACCATTATCTTAGTTTCTTCTTTTTCCTTTACTGTATAGTATCGTACTCCATCAATAGTTCTTCTTTTTATAGTTGGTAATTTTTTATCTAGATGTACAAATGTCATTTATTCAGTGTGTATTTTGCTATTAAGTATTCCTTAATTAGTGAAGAACGAACAATGTCTTCAATACCAAATTCAATAATGTCGAAGGAAGGCATAGCTCTTAAGATTTCCATAAAGTCTACGATTCCATTTCTTTCATTGGTTTTAATTAAATCACTTTGAGTGGCGTCACCACAGAACATGATCTTACAATTTTCACCAACACGGGTGATGATTGAATCTAGTTCATGGAAATTTAAATTTGAAAACTCATCAACAATAATAACACAATTGTCTAATGTTGTTCCCCTAATGAAGGAAGTGCTCCAGAATTTAACTGTTTCCTGGCCTTTGAGATTCCCGTAGAGCATTTCAAAGTCTGACTCGTTGGGAAGCTCAAACATATATTTTACCATATTTTTGTATGGAATCTCATATAGAGCGGACTTGTCTTCATGAGTACCTGGAAGAAATCCAATTTCTCTAGTAGGAACTAAAGATCGAACAATGTATATTTTTTCATAAGGAGTTTTATCACTTAGTACATCTTTTAAGGCATTGTATAATGTAATAAATGTTTTCCCAGTTCCAGCAGATCCGTAAGAAACAATATTTTGACCTCTATGATATGAGTCAAACATTAATCTTTGATTTTCAGTTATTGGTTCTATATTAACTAAAATATCAGAATTAATTGGTTTCCTTCTTTTTAATCTCTGTGATGATAAACTTTCGGTGGTCTTTTTTCTTCTTGTCATACTATATTTTTTTAACTGTTGAACCTGGCATTTTACCAGCTTTATCTAAAACTTGATTCCATGAGGGATGTTTAGAAATTAATTTATTTTTCCATTCCCCAACTTCACCAATTGATGCACAACCTTCGGACCAGTCTCTTGACCATTCGGGGTTATCTTTATACCATTGTGTGATTTCATTCACACTCATTTCGATAACTTTTTTTTCTCCCGTTGTTTTATTCACTATGGGATATATAGCCATAATTTTATAACGAACTGAAGTTATTTAGAGGACCTTTTATTCGCTAAATCTATGATTCAATATCCACAAATACATCCTATCGGGAATGGTGATTGACTAAAATATCCCCACACCAACATACAACGGAATCTATCAGGGAGCGAGTCTTGCACGATGTAATCTTTTTTCTTCATAATATGCCCAAACATTAGGTGCCCAAGTTTTAAGAAGTGGAGATATTTGTTCACATAGTGCCTGAATTTCTAACTGAGCATCTAATTTAGAACGAAGATCTAAAAAGTGAAGTATAGACCTTAAATTAGCTGAGAACACAAAGTTTTGTCGAATTCCCTGTATTAAATAGTCTCTATTGTGTTCCTCAGATACTCCAAGATCATCTTTTTCTTTATATCTCTTGGCTATATGAACTGCGAAATCTAATTCATCACGGTAATTTTTTTCTGTCCACTCATACTTTTTACCTTCTCTATTAGTATAAAGTCCAGGTGGACGAACATAAAATACATCCTCAGGATCCATCTCACCGCGAGCTAGCTTTAAGATTCTTTCACTAGTATATCGTTGAGATTGAACATCAAAGCTCATTCCAATCCTGTGCGTCCTGGCCTGGACCATTACGTTATGAACGTATCCAGCCACCGAAAATGTAATTGAGGGGTGTTCTAGTGGTCCCCAGTGGCCTCTCTCGTTGGATAACAGCCTATTTACGATCCACTCTCCACACTTGCTGGGTGATGGGACTTTAATCTCATGAGCAGGGATCTCAGAGTAGTCTCCTCTTCCTGCTTGATATACGACTTGTTCAGGAATAGAATAACATTGAAGTATTTCTACTCTCATCCTTCCATCTAATTCTAGTAAGTCTTTTGCCGATACTGGTTTCATACTAATTTCCAAATCCTTTTGATTGTTCTTTATTGTATTTTGCTATCTGTTTTTCTAACGTTTTTATTTGACTCTTATATTCTCTTAATTTTTGATCATCAAACAAATGTTCTTGTTTAATTAGACGTTTTAGTAGTTTGAGTAGTTTTTTTGTCTTTTCCATAATCCTTCAAAATCATCTGGCATACTGTATTTCCCAGTAGTTATCAAATCATATATGTCATCATCCGTATTATCAGAATAGTTTAATTTTTCCATTTTATCTAAATTTTCAGATACAGATTTTTTACATTCATCGTATCTTTTCTGGGATTTTTCTTTTTTTATTTTCTTAGTTGATTGGTTATCTTTGTATAATTCTTCTTTGATTTTATCAAGAGAAAGTTCTATAGTTCTGATTAGAATTTTTATTTTTTCGGTATCCATACTATCCGTAGTTCGGTAAAAAAATTCCCCCTTAGCATAGCAGGTAAGAGGGAAGGTGTCAATGGTCCAGGTTGTCTGGAGTATTTAGTAACTTGTTAAGCCAATCTGATATCTCTATCTCATAACAAGCCCAGTAAATACACCCTCTATATTTTAGCTGATAGCATGAGGGGGGTCTTTCATCTGGATCTTTTTCGTGATAGATATAATTAATCATGCCACTTGAGGCAATTTGGCAATAAGTAATTGTGCATTTTTCAGATTTTTTCTTTTAGCTTCCTTATTTTTAAGGAAGGTGACGAAATTTTTGTTCATGATTCAACCTCCTATAACTTTTTGAAAGCGAACACCACGGTAATATTCATTTACTACTTTGGGATCGGTTCTCTTATGAGTGTTAATGTACTTAACACCACGGTATACTTTAGATGAATCAGTTGATACATTAAAATCTGAGAGGGTAGTATATGGAACCCCTCTATATATTTTATTAGACATGAGAAATCTCCTTAATAACTGAGAGTTAAAAAGCGTTCCTTCGTTTGTTATCTGTCAATAACATCCTACTTCCGTCACTATTTGTGATGAACGTGAGTATGTCACCATACTATTATTATTTATTATATTTTGTAGCTATTGTTACAAAATAGTTTGTAGTGATACACAATTATCTTAAGATTTGGGTCACTGAATGAGATCCTGGATTTAGATTCTTGATAATATAATCAGAACCTAAGGTTGGATCAGCGTCTCCGCATGTATAAATGTCACATGCAGCCTTATAGGCTTCGGGCCAAGTATGAATACTAATATGACTTTCTGCCAAAAGACAGATAGCAGTCACCCCATGAGGTTCAAATTTGTTATAAGCTACGTCAATAATCGTAGCATTGCACTCTAACGCAGCATTTTTGATTAAATTTACAATAAAATAAAGATCATCAAGAAGCTCATATGGACATTCATACAAACTCAATAACAAATGTGTTCCCATTTACTTTTTCTTACTAGGGGGGTCTTTCATATCTTCCCAAATCCTGGGGTTAATTGTACCATATCCCCAGTCAATATCTTTGATGCAATTACCAAGTTTATCCCAATACATATCAAAGATTTTTACTCGCCTGCCTCGGACAAGATCTTTATAGATAGTACCATCAACTTCATAAGTAATAATATAGGTATCATTGGGAAGACGCTTGTTTTTTAACTCAACTTCATTACAATTTTCTTTTATCAATTCACACCCATGAACTTTTTTTGAAGTTTCAATTTCAGATTTAGTCCACTTTTTAGCGGGATCTTCTGTCTGAGTATTTGGCATGGATGTGTCTTTTGATTGAGTTTTCTGTTTGCTCATAGTTTAGCTCCTATTTCCCCATTGTATATCAGGATAAGCTTGACTTACAATTTCTTGAGTCAATTTGTATTTGGTTTGTAGCTTTTTATCTTTGGTTAGAATCAAAATCTCAGCTTCAAGAGGGTGAAGACCTTCTAGTAATTGAATGAACATCATTTCCTTTCTAGTAGAAGGTAATGCATCATTGCCACCCTTTACAAAATTGTAAAGTTTTTTATACTCTCTGCGAAGAGAAGTACGATCTTGCAGTGTTTCTGATGCTACCCCCAACGAACCTGAGCTGATTTCCTCCATCTTAGCAACCTTATCCTGGATCTGTCCAGAGAGTGTGCCAGTTTGGTTGCTATGTTTGTCTAGACCCCCATACGGGACATCCCCGTAGGGGAGGGCGCTCACCACACTATCATCAAAATTCCAGATCAGGACGCTTTTGATAGACGGATGTTCATATTTCTTAAGAATCTCAACTTTTTTGGCATTAGTTCTCTGATTATTAGCCAATGTTAAAATTTCAAAGCAAAATGGATTTGCTGGTAAAGTTTGAATCGTATTGGTAGCTCTAGGGGACTTTTTAGCAACAGTTTTTTTAGGAGTAGTCAGATTATCTTGAGATACGGGAGTTTTGGTTGATAGAGTCACTGCTCTAGTTGATTTAGTTTTTGTAGTCATAGTTAGATTAGAATAAGCAATTCATATTTTTATTTATCGACAATATCTAGCCACCCAATTTTGGTTTGGTAACTCATTCGATGTTATAGAAGAAATTAAGATGAATTCGTATCTTCTTTTTAAATATTTTGATAGTTTTATCTATCTTAATTTCCACAGTTTTGGGTTCTTCTTTTTTTATACCACCAGCAATGAATAGATCTAATGCTCTATTTGTGCTTTCGTTTTTAGTTGGTTTTTCCATTTATCATATTATTTTCTTTAAGAAAGACAATAGTATCTGAACAACCTCCGATATATTTGTCTCCGTATGTAATTTGTGGGACGGATGCATTTTCTCCAAATTGAGCAAAGAACTCTTGTTTTGTAATATGAGTTCCCACATAATACTCAATAAATGGCTGACCTGTCATCAGAAAAACTGTTTTAATCTTTTTGCAATATGGGCAGCTAGGAGTAGAATAGACTTTAAATGGTGTAGACATAATTTAATTAATAGAATTGTTGATATATTTTAGGTTATGTAATACCTTTTCGGTATATATGCTATTTGGATATGATGTTAAGATGTAATTGAATATTTTTGATGATTCTTCAATTTTTCCCCACCACCAGGCTGCGAGTGCTTGCTGAAAGTGTAGTCCATCTCTACCAGGATATCCAACATTAACATCAAGAGGTGAAACATCAAAGTTGCATTTCTCTAATGCTTCTTTGGCATAGATATATGAATCTTGCCACCATTGACGCTTTTCCGAAAACTGACTGAGTAAGAATCTTGCTTCTGGTCTTTCAGGAAGTAAACACATTGCTTGTTGTAAGATAGCTTTAGCAGTTCCATCTCTGGTTCCTTGGGAATCATAAACGTTAGATCCAAGAATCAAAGATTGATATGTTAACAGATCAAAATTAGATCTTTCTGCAGTTCTTAAGAAGAATGAGAATGCTGCTGCATTCTGATTTTCTTTCTGATAATACAATCCTAGATTAAAATTATAGGTTGCATTTTCTACATCTGAGCAATACGTTGTTAAAAGTTCTTCTAGTTCTGTTTTTTTAGCTGGTTCTTTTTTCACAGTCTTAACAGAAAAACTGAGAGGTTTTTTTCTTGCTTTATTTTTCCAGTAATTTAGTACAATATCATGAGCACTAACATGATTATTTTTAGATCCATTTTGTACATCGTGATCTCTATCAACAAATGTAGATTCGTAGTTAACTTCTTCAACAAATAATGGAATAGTATAGACTTTACCTAATAAGAAAAGAAGATTTTCTACAAGAGGCATTAGTCCTGCTATAGGTAGCTCTAGAATGTATTCTTGCCCCCTAGTATATTCGTTAACAATAGTTTTAGCATACTCTTTTTTGATAAGATATGCAGTAGCCCCCCAGTCATTCCACTCTCGCATTCTTAAATTAAAATCGTTAAACGTGTCTCTAATTGTCAAAAGTTGAATGCAATCCCAGTCGTTAGGTAATGATTCTACAATTGTTTTCCAGTCAAAATCCCAATACTGTACTGTCTTTAATGATAAGTCATCCTCACATACGAACATGTACTCTTCATCAGATTCTACAAATTTCTTAAGTGCTTGAATATGTGAAATAGCACATCCTTTGGTTCCAGAATTCAATGTATCTACATATTCTCCAGATACAGAATATTGAGTTTCATCAAATCTTTCAGATATTAGAAAGTCTACTGAAATACTACTATCATATTGTTTGAACTGTGCAATTATATTATCTCTTCTTGTTTTACTTTCAGATAAAGATATGCAAGTTACTTTTGGAAACCCAGACAGTTTACTTATATTTTGTTTTTTTGCATAGTAAATCTGATCTTCAACTTTAGTAATATTCCAAGAATACTTAGGCTGAGAGTAATATTCAGTAGGAAATTCATATTCTTTTTTATTATTTTGAATATGCTCCTGTGCAAAAAAGTATTCTAAATCCCACTTTTCTTCGTTAGTATTAACAGTCTCTAGATATTTTTTCTGGTCTTCTGTATCATATCCCTCAAAGTTTTCAATTCTTTTAATATCTTGATGAGGAATATGAATCATAGAGTGATCATATTTTATATTAACTTTCGTTAACCCCAAAAGCTCTAGGCGCATTGATAATTCATCATCTTCAAATGCATAGTATCTTCCTAGATTTTCATTATACCCTCCAACTTTAATAAAGTTGTCTCTTTTAACGAAAAGAAGACCTCGTAGATATTTGAAGTAGGAACTAATTGAATTAATATATTCTTTAGCTTCATATAAAGAAAGCTTAGTAATATCAATTACAGGGCTTCCAGTAATAGGATGAAGAGTTTCGTAATTTTTTACATCAGGTTGACCGCAAATAAATGTATTGTCATCTATTGGGTAGGTGTCAAAGAAGTTAAAATATGGATTAAGAATATAATCTGAGTCCATTTTTAATATGTATTCTTGAGTTGCCACACTGGCAGCAAGATTTAATGGTTGTGGTATATTAAAATACTTCTCATCAAATACATTAATAATCTTAATATGACCACTAAGTTTAATAAGTTCATTTAATTCTTTATCATTATCAGAACTCCAGTTTACAATTATGATTTCCTTGATTTCAGGAAAACATAACCAAGAAGCTAATGATACTTTTAGTGGTGCTATTCTATTTTTACAAGCACAGATAAGTGATATACTCATAATATCTTCCAATTAGGGCAGTAAATGTCTATAATATCCCAATACTTATAATGGTTATCAAACCATTGTGTGGGAGCAATTGTTTTTTTGCTGGTAGATAACCAAGACCCCCACCAGCTAAAGGATGAATTGGCAATAACGTGATAATGACACATACTCATTAAACATAAATCCAAGAAATGATTTGAAGTATCTATAAAGGTAAACTTGTCTCCTATAAAGTTTAACTTACACCACTCTATGTCGTCACTAAAAATTAAAACATTTCGTTCAGGTAATATTTTTAACGCGTTCTCATAATACGTTAGAGATAAATTAACAAAACCATCATCTGTGAGGTAATCTCCCCTACGAATATGAATTGAAATAACTTCCTGTTCTCTGAATTTACTGTCTAAATAATGCTTCGCAATTTTTTGAGTCCAAGGTTTGAATGTATAAAATAACTTAATACTTTCTTTTTGATTTAAGAAGTATTTTTCTGTCTGAAAATACCCACACAAATCTGATAATGGTGAGCATCTTTCAAATAGTTTTTTATCGAACCCAAAACTTTCAGGACTAATAGTTTTAAATGAACTTAAACCTATTCTATTAGGAATATCAAATTCATCGTATAGTTCAATGTTAGTCTTAGGAACCATAAACTGGTATCTCATATTACTACTGATCCCATATAGAGCAGCAAATTGGAACATTTGGTTTCCCAAACGTCCCATATTTCCTAAGTTATTAAACGATAGAGTCATTAAATATAAAGTTAATCAAGTTCTGTTTAGGAACTTTAAGTAAATATGCTGCGTTATCTTGAAATCCAAATGTCATTAATATGTCATTTTTATATTCAGTCAGTCCTACTGCAAATTCAACATCAGCTCCCATAAATGAAAACAATTGAGATACCTTTACAATGTTCCAAGAATTATCCCAAACAATAAATCTATGGAGATATTTGCCGTCTTTTCGACCAGCAGGACTCTTAAATAGATAGGTTTCATGCTCAAGTGCCACATGGTATCCATTTAGTTCTATAACCTGACTACCCCCTCTTAAGTCTGCATTATTAAGACCATCTCTCCATTCTTTTAGTGTTACAGTTTCTGTTGTATTTGTTATTGGATCATATCGAACTACTTCTGTGCCATTTGTCCACTTTACAAAGTGGTAGGGCATAGACTCAATAGGCATCCAATTTTTTTCACAATACGACTCTTTTACTCCTTCGTTAGGTATAGGCATTCTAATTTGATTGACTTCAGTAACCGTAAAGTTATCACAAATTTCTATCTCGGATAGTTCCATTCGCCCAGTTCCTACAGTATCTAAGTCTCGTCTAACACCACAGCAAAACAGTTTATCATCCCATCTAACTATTCTGCAATCCTCTAACCCAACAAATTCCCATAATTCTTTATTAGGAAAAGCTGTTGTATCGATATGAGAATAGTTTATAATTCGCATATCTTCATCTAGTTCACATAAAATATTCCAGGTTCTTAGGTGCTGATCATTTTCAGGATGAATATAAACTAATGGTCCCCATGGGTGCTCGTATTTTTTCTTTTCAGAATGGTAAAGGGTATAATTGATGTTTCGTATATTAACCAATAGTTTACCAGTGGCCCTATCGAAATACACTGATGGATTAGTCAATGCTGGTCCTTTCAATGTCTCAGAAGGAACCATAAGTGGGTGAATACTTCCCCCCACAGATATACATTCATTGGTAAAAATCATTTTATATTAAATTAATTATGTTATTTTTTCCGTTGTTTTTAATGGCTTTAGATAATATACTGAAATTATTTTTACTTACTGTATTATAATTTGCAAAGTCTCCGTCATTTTCACTGCTACCAAAATTATATCCTTTATCATGGTCACAGTAGTTTCTATTTCCATCTCTAGACCCCAGCCATATTGCTACGTCTCCTAACCCCATTCCATCCATATTAAAGGTATTTTCATCAATGGTGTTATGTTTTGGAGATTGGTGCCGTATAGTGCCACCTTCACCACAGTTTCTATACAGATATATTCCACCATATTTTAACTGTTTGAAATTATTATAAACAATAGTATTATATGCGGATCCATCTACTGCGATAACTTCTCTTGTATTGTACTTTGGAGTTACATCAAATTCAGAATTTTTAATAATATTATACCCACTTTCTGCATCCATATAAATGACCATTGAGTTTGTGTACCCAGTAAACTTCACACTATCTACTGTAATATGATTTGTCCCTGGACCCATATAAATTGCAGGCTTTCCTTTACTGATGATATCAGTATTTTCAATTCTAAAATAAGAGGGTGCTTCTTCTTGTGCTCTTTCAGTATGACCGAGACTCAGAGAAGACTCCCTAACTCTTTTCGATTCACCCACTCTTCCTAGACCAATAAATCTGATAGATCCTGTAATTTTACAATTTCGGATAACACCAGAAGATATTTTATTTTCAGACGAAGATATAATTCTAATTTCAGTAGGAGTTCCCCCGTTAAAGGAATTCCCCTTACAGTCAATTAAAGTATCATTTTTATTAATAATAAACGCTTCATGTTCTACTTCTTTCGGTTTATTAATTCCACATGAGGAAAGTAATATAGATAAAGCTAATATTAAACCAACACTTTTCATAAATTTAATCGTAATATTTTGAATTATTTAGAACCATAGTTCTAGCGATAGCCCGAGCATCCTCAAGTGCATTATGTGGAATTTTAGAATCATAATGAATATTGGGTTTATAAACTAACTCTAATTCTGGAAGAGAAATCCTATGACCAGGGCCAGTTATTAGCATTTTACAGAAATGGGTAAGATCTTCCGGCCAGTCGGCAACAATTCTAATTATGCCATCTTCGGCATTATTCATTAGAAACTTTTCAAGTTTGAATTGGAACTCTGATACTGTAATTGGGTCCTTATTTAAAATCGGAATTACATTCTTTTTAACCCAAGGATCAAGAGGAATCCCTCCGTTAGGATTACAATAAGTATTAGGAAAAAGAACTTCATAAAATTCTATATCCAAATTATCAGACACTAAAGCCATAGAGATCATCCTCCCTAGGAAGCCATTAAATTCAGTATCTAGATAGAATGTTTTCATAAATACAATTTAACTAATTTCTCATTATAGCATATCTACCCCCACCGTGAAGGGAGAGTGTGCCAGATCCAATAATGTCACATAAATAATTCCATTATAATACTTAATACATGCCATTACCAAAAATTGCAACTCCAACATATGAGTTGATTTTACCATCTACTGAAAAAAAGATAACATATAGACCATTCCTAGTTAAAGAAGAAAAACTTCTAATCATTGCACAACAAAGTGAAGATCCCGAACAGATTACGAATGCAATTAAAACTGTTATTAAAAATTGCATTATTACCCGAGGAGTTAAGGTAGAGCAATTATCATCTTTTGATATTGAATATTTGTTTTTAAATCTTCGTGCAAGATCTATTGGGGAAATTATAGAAGTAATGATTGTTTGCCCAGATGATAATGAGACGAAAGTAAAGGTAGAAATTAATATCGATGATATTAAATTTAAGCCCAACCCAGAACACAGTAAAGATATAAAACTAGACGACACTCTAACATTAAGAATGAGATATCCATCTCTTTCACAATTCTTAAAGAATAACTTTAATCTATCTGAAAATGAAGTTGGAGTTGAAGATACATTTGAGATTATTGCATCATGTATCGATACTGTTTATAGTGATGATACAGTATGGGCTGCCGATGAATGCACAGATAAAGAACTAATGCAGTTCATCGAGAGCCTTTCCCCTAAGCACTTTAAAATGATTCAGAAGTTTTTTGATACAATGCCAGAACTAACTCATGAGGTAGAGGTATTTAATCCAAAAACTGAGATAAAGAGTAAGTACACAATTGAGGGCTTATCAAATTTTTTCACCTCGGGATGATCCATGAAAATATAATGTCATATTATCAAGTAAACTTTGCTCTTATGCAGCATCATAAATACTCTTTGACTGAATTGGAAAATATGATTCCATGGGAAAAGGAAATTTATGTTACCTTACTTGAGCAGTATATCGAAGAACAGGAACTAAAGAGAAAGCAAAATGGTTAATCCAAATCAAGGAATGTTAGGTGGATCCCCATTATCTCAAGAGAATTTAAATTCTTTTAGAAGTAGGACTGTAACCTTCAATAATACTGTTTCCGAGAATATAAGTGGTTCATCATTACAATCTAAACAAAAGTTTACAGAACTGTCTAAAGATTATGCACAAAAAGTAAACGAACAAGACGCTAAGCTTTCTACAATTCAAGAGCAGTTTAATAGTATTCAGAAACAACTGACTACTTTAACAAACGGAATTACCCAAATGGGTATACTGTTCCAACAAGATACTGCCTCTGAACAGAGACTTTTACAGGAAGAAAAAGATCAAGAACAACAGTTTTTTGATCAAAAAATAAGAAGATATAATGAAAGTCAGTTAGAAAGAAAAATAGAAAATGCAGTTATTTCTCCGGTTCAAGCTGTAACTGCAAGAGTGCAAGGCATTTTTGGTAATGTAGCTAAAGCTATCACTGCATTATTTGTTGGGTGGATTGCTCAAGATAGTATAAAAGCATTACAATTATGGAGTAATAAAAATGAGGATGGATTAACTACCGTTAAAACTAGGTTAATGAACCATCTTAAATTTGGTTTGTTAACTCTGGCTGCAATTAAAGGTGGTATTGGTCTAGTTAAATTTACGTTAACTACTCTAACTAAAACCTTAACTAAGTTAGCTTATAATTTGATTAGGCTTCCCTTTATTGCATTAGGGAAGATATTTAGTAAATTTACTCTACCAACAGGCCCAATTTCTGGTCCTGGTGGTAAAAAACCCGGTGCAGGACCAGTTATACCATCTGCCCCAAAATTACCTAAAGCTCAAGGATTCTGGGGAGGGGTTAAGAATTTTACAAAAGGACTCGGAAAAGGATTAATACCCGGAATTACCTTTCAGAGTGGTATTGATATCTTTATGGGTGAAGATCCAAAGAAGGCAGTTGTCGGAGCAACAGGAGCGGCTGCGGCAGCAAAAGTAGCAGCAGCAGTAGTTCCTCCACATCCATTAGTTAAGATTCCAGCAATGTTAGTTGCTAGTTTCTTAGGAACTGATATGGCTAAAAATGCATACGATTGGTTTACTGGTAAAACACCTGAATCTAAAGAGCCTGAAAAGAAAGCCAAAGAAAAAGAAAAAAAGGATAATGTTAAAGAAGTAAAGCCAACTAAAGAATATTCTGCTCCATTTACCGGAGAAACTCCACCAACAAAAGAGGAAAAAGAAACATCTATAGTCACTCCATCTGCTACGTTAACACCAACACCTAAAGATTATACGGTTAATTTTAATAACGAAGAAGGGGATATTGAATATGACTTTAGTAAAAACACTAAACTATCAGTAACTCCAAATTTAAATACATTTGCATTTTCTGCAACAGATATAGAAAGTATTTCAGATTCTCCTATACCATTACCTGCAACTACAACTAAGGTTTCTCCTGAAAAGATAGAATCTACAAAACCTCTTGTTAAGAGTCTTCCTCCCGTAGAACCAGAAGAACCTAATGTAATTGTAACTCCAATTCCAGAAAAAAGACCAACATCCAATGATAATAGTGGACCTTCAAAATTAAAGGTTCCGTTTGTATCATCATCTAATGATGATAATATCTATGTAATGTTTTCTAGAATGCACTATAATGTAGTATTATAAAATGGCACAGTTAGCTTTACTACCACCAAAAGAATCTACCATTAACTTTAACAAAGGAAGTATTGATTTATTAAAAACTTCTCAACTAAGTTTAAAAGGTATCAATAAACAGTTAGTTGATAGAACTAAAGCAAGAGAAGATGCTTATGATGATATTCTAGGTATTAGAAGAAAGAGAGAAACCTTAATTAGATCACAAATTAGAGAATCAGAATTAGAGGCTACCTCAATTGTTCAAAAAAAGTCATTTGATCCACTAGCATTAGGTAGGGTTTCTAGTATTGGAGGTGGAAGTATATTAGATAGAATACTCAAAACAGTATCTCTGCTGTTTGCTGGGTGGATTATAAAAGATTTACCTATATGGGTAGCTAGAGCAAAAGAGTTTATGTTCCGACTTAATAAAGCGGGTGAAATTATTAAATCGGTTCTCGATAATACTATCAAGATTTTTACATCTACTTTTGGTATGATTGATGGTATTAGAAAAAACTTAATGGAATTTGATTTTTCAGATGATTCTAACCGAATTAGAAATTCTTTTAATGAATTAACAGGATCCATAGAAGAAATAGGAGTAGAATTTGAAAATGGAATTAAGTTAATTACTACTCCATTACTTACAGCTACAGATTCAGGATTAGTTGGAACGTTTGGGGGGGCTGAAGCAGAAGGTCCCGCTCCTGATTTTGATACCGATATGCCTGTAGAAGGTGGAGTTGATGCATTATTTAAAACTATTGGTGAAAAGGAAGGTGGTTATGAGTCCATGAATAGGGGAGAGTCTGGTGATAGTAAAGGTCCAGCTAAAAATTGGCTAGGTAAAAACCTAAGAGATATGACTCTTGCTGAAATCATGGCAGCACAAGCTAGTGGTCGAGTATCTGCTGTAGGTAAATATCAAATTATTGGTATAACAATGCCAGGATTTGTTCAATATCTAGAATCCAAAGGGTATGATCGTAAGACTACAAAATTTACACCAGAGATTCAAGAAAAATATAAGAATTACACAATAGAAAGAAAAAGACCAGTTGTAGGTAAATTTATAACAGGCCAAGTGTCCGACATTGAACGGGCCAATCTAGAGTTAGCCGCTGAGTTTGCTTCTGTTGGTGTCCCATTTGATATGAAGCGTGGATCATATAATGGAGAACTTCCAGTAGTAGATATCAAAAAAGGAGAATCCCTTTATAAAGAAGGTCCAGGAGGAAATAGAGCATTAATAAGCCCAGAAAAAATACAAGCAGCACTAAAACTGGCAAGAGACACTCAAAAGAAATCATCTAATACGTCCCAGGCAAAAACTGGTTCGTTGACTGATTCAAAGTTATCTGCTCTAACTGGAGACACTGGCAAATCTCAAGGGTATAAAGAGATTTCAACTCCAATAAGTCCATTCTTGAAAGGAAAATCAGGAACCCTTACATCTGGATATGGTAAGCGTGACGGAAGACTCCATAGAGGTTATGATGTCGGGGTTGCTGTTGGAACTCCTCTCTATGCATATTTTCCTGGTGTTATGGGAATGAATCAATATGACGCTGGTGGATTTGGCTATTATATTGTATGGAAAGATTCTGTATATGGGAAGCATCATTTATTCGGACACTTAAAGGGTCCAGGATTCTTAAAGGAAGGTCAGAAATTCAATAAAGGACAACTACTAGGGCAAAGTGGAAATACAGGTAGTTCTACTGGCCCACACCTTCACTGGCAAATTGGATCATCAAATATATTTTCTGACACAATAGATCCTGGAAAGTGGTTAAATAGTATTAGTAAACCAGATACTGAAGTAAAAGTTAGTTCTCCAACATCTCCCCCTCCAGCACCTACTCTGCCGCCACCCACTCCTTCTATTTCTTCTGCTCAAATGTCTAGTGCTGCTCCAACTCCACTACCATATCTGACTCCAAGCAATAAACCTAAAGATATAATTGCAGCAGTACAAATCCCAAGTGCCCAGAATGTCAAAACAAGTGTACCTTCTTCTGAAGTATCTAACAGACAAACAACATATTCTTCAATGATTCAAACTTATATGAAGAAGAGACTACTTATAGCACTTTCATACGTCTAATGGCAACACAAAAATCTATATATGAAGTATTACAAATTGAATCAAATGATGGATCTAAAGTCATTGACTTAATTCAAGGTGCTGTAAGCTTAGACTATTATGAAGATATATTTTCCCCCACAATTACAGCGAAGTTAACCATTGTAAACGTAGGAACCACAGTTAGAGAAGGTGGAAAGTTAATGTCTCTTTACAATGGCCTACCATTGCGTGGAGGTGAAAGAGTTTCTTTAAAAGTAGCACCAAACTCTAAGAATATCCCAGTTGGATTAGATTTTACAAATCCTAAAAACTATCTTTATGTTTCTGGTGTCAAGAATGCAATCGTAGAGGCACATAAAGAATCATTCACATTGAATCTAGTCTCAAGAGAAGCCATTACAAATGAAACATCAAGAGTGGTAAAAAGATTTCCTACAGATTACACAATTGACGAATCTGTTAAAGAAATTATGGAAGAGAGTCTGCTTATCAATAAGAATAGTGTCGTAGATAAGACTCAAAATCCTTATGGGTTTATTGGTAACTTAAAAAAGCCATTCACTGTACTGGTATGGTTAGCCTCTAAGGCAGTTCCTGAGGGGAAAAATGCTAACGCAGGATTTGTATTCTATCAAACAAAAGAAGCATTTAATTTTAGATCATTAGATGGGTTAGTTACACAAGACGTTAAGTATGAGTATTCATACTCTGAAGATATTGCGATGTTTGATGGAATAGAAAAGAAAAACAATGAATTTAATATTCTTAATTATTACATCGATAGGAATCAAGATGTAGTTGAAAAACTTCGATTAGGTGCATTCTCTAGCCAAAGAATATTCTTTAATCCTTTAAATTTTACCATTAATAGTCCAGAAGAAGGACTTTATACTTTTGATAAAAAAGTAGAAACATTAGGAAGAAGACCTAAATTACCTAAAATTAACCCATCATCTCCACTAACTCTTGGAGAAGTCCCTTCAAGAATATTTACACAAATATTAGATATCGGAACTATAGATCAAGATGTATCTAAAGATCTAAACTCAGACCCATTAAATTATCAATCTCAGTCGTTGATGAGATATAATTTATTATTAACCCAATCACTGAGTATTATGATACCTTGCAACTTTGATCTTAATGCTGGAGATATCATTTATTGCAACATTCCAGAAATTACAGTTATTCCAGGAGAAACAGAATGGGATAGACAAGTATCTGGTAAATATATGATAAAAGAACTATGTCACCACATAGATACAAATAACTCTTATACTTCATTAAAATTAATTAGAGATACATTTGGGGATAAAAGATGATAGATGATACATTATTAAAAAGCAACTTTATAGGTAGAGATGGTTTTAGATGGTGGGTAGGTCAGATCCCGGCATTTGAATTGGGGTCTGGTCAAGAAGATCAAAATAATGGAGGAGGATGGGGTAATAGATCCAAAGTAAGAATTATTGGATATCACCCAGTAGATCGTGAATTGCTACCAGATGAGGATCTCCCATGGGCTCAAGTATTATTACCACCTACTGCTGGGTCAGGTGCAGGTAATTATGCTCAAAATACAAAGTTAAGACCATCAGACTACGTTTTTGGATTCTTTTTAGATGGAGATAACTCTCAAATTCCAGTAATTGTTGGCGTATTTGGTAGAAGCTCTGAAGTATCAACACAACCGTTTACTGAAGTTGTTCCTCCATTTACACCATTCACTGGATTTACTGGAAGAATTCAGCCAGCTAACGGAACATTAGCTCCAGATGAATCAAATGAACAAAACACACAATCCCAAAAGTCACCTAGAGATGTTTCACCTGAAATTATAGAAGAACTTAATGAACAGGTTACTGAGATAAATGCAAAATCTGAGGCATCAATTGGATCAGAAAACTATGTTCCTTTAGACAAAGAAGTAACTTATTATACTGCAATTGGAACTAAAGTTCCATTAGGAAGTACATGTAGTGATGGTGGAATTGGAAGTATTATTGCAATTGTAAGCAATTTGTTTAACGCAATAGCCGGACCTCTAGGAGCATTTACTAATCCTAGTCTTTTAATTAATAGAGCTGTATCAGCAATTCAGGCGTATTCTAATGGAATTGTGTCTCAGATGGTCAGATCTCTTGCAGAAAATTTAATTCCAAGACTACAGAATGGTTTAGCCACTCTTTATAACAATACCGTTGCTCAGTTTGCAGACGAGGCTGAGGGAATCCTAGCCGCTGTAGCTGCACAGAAAGGCTTCTTAGAGCCAGTTTTTGAGATTCAGAATTCTTTTATATGTGTAACTGCTAAGATAGTAAGTGAACTTTCTTCTATTATTAAAGATCTCTTAGACTCAGTTTTAGATAACGCAGAGAATTTCGTAACTTGTGTCGGTACTCAATTCGTAGGATCTCTTGTCAATAGCATTGCATTTAAGATTCAGGATAAAATGGGTCCAGTTATAAATAAAGTTTCAGAATTACTAGAAGACGGATACGATATCTACAGTGTTATAACAGATGGAATTGATACCATTAGTAAGATAGCTTCATTCCTAGATTGCAATCAAGATTCAGAAAAATGTGATGGATTTTTTCTAGAATACCTTATTGGAAAAGGAGTTGGTAGTACTCCAGAACCTGATGATTTATCTAAAACTGTTTTGGAAAATGCCAAAATCTCAATCGAAACAGGTCAAGTTGGAAATACCGTATTCTTGGGGGATTTAGATGATTTAACTACAAGTCCTCAAAATAATGCTTCAGCTATTCCCATATGTGATACATCTATACCTGAGTTTTGTTTACAACCAGAAGTTAGAATCTTTGGTGGAGGTGGATCTGGAGGTAAAGCTAAGGCCGTCTTAGGTGGATTCGTTAGAAACGTACCAAAAGAAGGGCAAAGCATAGAAGAAGCTCCAATTACTTCAAGTATAGTTGGTGTTAAATTAGAGAATGGGGGAAAGAATTATAAGTTCCCACCTTTCGTAGAATTTGTCGATAACTGTAGAAAGGGATATGGAGCAATAGCTAGAACGATTATTGATAGTAATCCAGAATCTTCAACATATGGACAGATCACGGATATCTATATGGTATCTATCGGTGAAAACTACCCAATTGGTACTACTCAAATAGATACAAGACGAATTCCTATATCTTCCCCAGGAGGAACAAGAATAGGTGAAGATCTAATCTATAACAGAACTGCACCAAGATATAATAGACCAACAACTGCAACTGTAGGGGTCGGATCATCTATCAATGTTGGAATCGCAAGCCTGACTATTGTTTATCCAGGCATCAATTATGTTCCTGATGATACAATTGTTGATCCTTATGGGGATGAGGTGGTTACTGGATTCGGTGAAACCATTAACGTCAGAGTTGATGATAGAGGAAGAATTGTAGGATTCAAAGCAAACTCAGCTATCGCTATTGTTGCAGAGAATTTACCAGAACTACGAGTTAAATCTTCAACTGGATTTGGTGCGATCATCAAACCTTCTGTTGGTATCGTTACGTCGATAACTAAATACACTAAAATAGTAGATTGTATAAAATAAATGGCTGAAAGATTAAAAACAAATTCAGAACAGAATTGGGAAAATCGTGATATTATGTCATTGGGGCCTCAATGGAGGCTAGATACTAACAATCCACAGATCGGAGTTGATGGTGAAAATGTTTACAATCTATATGGTGTAACAAAAAATGATGATCAATGCACCCTAGGATTAACTGAGGGTGGACATTTCCGTATTCTTAACGACAGGGATGTAGAAATAACTGCTGGAAATAAATCAGAGGAAGAAGAAGTTGATATAGCTCTCAATGCATTAAAAGGAAATATTACAATCACTGCATTGGGAAATGGTTCTGTTCAAATTAAGGCCAGAAACATTGTTTTAGATGCAGCGGAAGATATTGACTTGAAGGCTGGAAGAAACATAACACTAACGGCAGGACAAGTCATTCGTCTAGATGCTATGAAAATTGAGATTGCTGGAGTATTGGGAAATTTAGTAGATTCTGTTTTGGGTTCTTTTGGCAATCAAGTATTTTCTGGAACTCCCGTTTTGGAATCTGTAAATATTGGAACCGATATTATAGAAGATCTCTTTTAAGGTAACTAGATGGCGAAAAAGTTTACAATTGGTCAAGAAGCATGGTTTTATAATAAAGCTAGGTTCTTTGATACCTTAGAAGGAGATTTAATTTCACCTAATATATCCACATTTAAGGATATAAAAATTAGTGGTGGAATCTTAGATAAAAATGGTGACTCGGGAGATTTATATCAAGTTGTAGCATCTGATGGTCAAGGTAGTTGGTTCTGGTCAAATGCTAGCCTAGATGGCATAACAAATGCAGCTAACTTTAAAAAGAGTGTAGCAACTGAGAATATCAATCAGTCTTATGCCAACAGAGTTGCTATTCAATTTGATGCAGAAGTTTATAAAGAATATGGATTTGTTCACTCTAATACAGTAAATCCACAGAGAGTAGAAGTATTAGTAGATGGAATTTATGTAATAGATGCTAACATAAGTTATAATAATACATCAGTAGGTCAAATATCTCCAGTTGCTTCATTATTTGTAAATGGAACAGAAGTAACTCAGACTCGTTCTTATTCTTATAATAGAGATTCCACATCTGGGGACGATAAGAACATCAAGCTAACCACTCAAATACGGTTAACTAAAAATGATTATGTTGAGATCTACGCATGGGCAGATCAGGCTGATACTGGAGATTCTATCTTCACAACAGTTGATGAATGTGAATTCACCCTAATTGAAGTTCCATCCCAAGGTTCTCAAGGTGTTCAAGGAACACAAGGAACACAAGGAAATCAAGGAACTCAAGGAACTCAAGGAACTCAAGGAAATCAAGGAGCACAAGGAACTCAAGGTCTTCAAGGTAATCAAGGTATTCAAGGACCATTAAGTAACTTCCAGGGAACACAAGGTAATCAAGGTTTACAAGGAACACAAGGTAATCAAGGTATTCAAGGACCATTAAGTAACTTCCAGGGAACACAAGGAACACAAGGTAATCAAGGTTTACAAGGAACACAAGGTAATCAAGGTTTACAAGGAACTCAAGGAAATCAAGGGTTACAAGGAACTCAGGGTAATCAAGGTTTACAAGGAACACAAGGAAATCAGGGATTACAAGGAAATCAAGGTT